CCACCGCGACGCCGCGAAATATGCTCATCATAGGGCGCCTCATCTGGTTCCATTATCTCACCCGTCCCATCGCAATGTGGACACTTCACGGCGGCTCCCTTATAGAGTATCTATCCAAAAATCAATCGACTGAACAATCCGGCAAATCGAGGCGCGGTGAAGTGCAAATTCTACCGCAAGATTTTTGTCGTCTTCTTTCAATATTTTTCGGCGCGCATAAATTTTGCAATCACGCAACCATCGCTCTCTCTCATTCATTCTCTGATAGTTGCCCGTCGGCACGGCGGCTCCTCTACCGACTTCCTGTTTCGGTCACTTCGTATTGATCAAGCCATCCGCGCTTCTTGAGCGCGCGACGCTTCATGATCTCCCAATCGATGATTGATTTCTTTGCTTTGCGCCGACGCCTGCGCCGCTTTAACTTCAACCACGCTTCTGGATCGCGGAGCCATAGGCTGTTCTCTTCGGTCCATGTCTCGGGAGTGGGGTTTGTCAACTCGGCCAAGACGGCGCCCTTAATCCTTCGCCCAATGCGGGCGGACTCGATGTCTCATGATATATGCCACAACGTCGGCAAGATTGGGTTCGGAATTTTCTCCGATGATCTGTTTAAGCGCCCGCTCAATTAACATGTAGTCCCCATAGGAAGCTCGCAATAGAGTTTGGAGAGCCTCTTCCTTATCCATCGCCGCAGGCGCTCCCTTATCCTACGGCCTCACGGCCTGCTTTATTGGCCTCGCGCAATGCGACGCCCAAATCCTCTTCGAGAAACATGAACAGCTTGTAGTACGTGTGTGTTAGATTGCTGCGCACGCGCTCGTCGCTGATTTGTGAAATCTCGCGATAAAGCTGCTCGCGTTTTTGCTTCGTGCCCTCGGCAGCGGTCATGTTCCAGTAATCCAAAGCAGATTCCTCAAATACAAATAAATAGGCGCCGCCAGAAGGGCAGCCGCTTTAATTCTTCACGAGTAAATTTAGCAATCAGCGCCGCTGGGTCACACATTTGGCCTTCATAGAGAATCCTATCGTTTATCTCCTTCACTAGCTCATGTGCGCGAGGGTACAGCGTATCGCTCACAGCGGCTCCCTATTTAGTGCGGGCTTTGAGCATCGCGTCAGCCATCTCGTAAGCGTTCAGCGCGACAACTTCCGCCCAATTGGTTTCATCGTATCGGCTATCTCTGTCCGCAACGATCCGGGCACCTTCGCCGCCATAGATTGCTTGCATCGCGTACGTCGCGAACCAATCTCGCAACGACATTCCGCCGCAACCATTGTCGCCGACGCCCGGGATGCTTATCGGGAAGGCTGGGCCGCCAGGAAGGTCTAGAGCATCGGGCATGATATGGCCTCCATTTCTATCTGCACTCTTCTTCGTCAGTTTCGCTAAGCACTGCATCAGAAGGCATGCCTTCGATCATGTGCCGCACCATTGCGGTTGCCTGATCCGCGTCGAGCAGGTTTGTGCCCGAGGGCCGATGCTCGTACTGATGCGGCGTGCCTTTGTTGCCGAACTTTTCAAAAGTAACGCCGCCATCCGGTCGGAAGTTTTCCGGCAACCGATACCCAAGGAATCGGTTCACCATGTGTTTGATCTGATCTTCGGTCATGCTTGATGCTCCCTTAGTGTGCGACGAATTGACGGTGTTCGATCGGAGGCGGGTTTGCCTTCCAATCCATCTTCGGCCATAGACAACTCGCCTCAAGCGCCTTGCGCTCGCGACGGTTGCCGGTGACGGTCCAGTATTTCACCTTCGGTCTGCGTCTCACTCGATCCGTGAAGCCATTTCGGAAAGCATCGCGGCTGTGTTTGCCAGGAGCGATGTAATCGAAGCGCGGCGTCTTGCGTTCCATGTCGGTCCAGCCGGCGTAGAAGAAATTTGTGGCGCGATAGATATAGCCCATGTGTCCCGCTGCCGTGTCGGCATAGCTTAAGACGATCTTGGGCGGCAGCAGAGATAGGGCGCGCGATACAAACCAGCTCTCAGTGTTGCGCGGCATATCGTCTGATACCCAGAGCCGGTTAAGCTCAATGACGTTACCCGGTGTCGCGCATGCGCCGATTAGCATGTGATGGCTTGCGGGCGTACCGAACACGACGCAACCCTTGGTCTTGCCAAAGTCATCGATCAATCCGAAGGCGAACGACACGGGCGGCTTACGGTGCATGTAGTGATGTTCAACCACAAGCGCGATGGCCTCTCTGCGGGTGATGACGGCTACGCGCACTAGCCCTCCTATCTAGCTTCGTTTGTTTGGCAACAATTCGCCATCTGACATTCGCTCAACGCACACTCGATCATATCATCGCGCTTGCATGGGTAGTCAAAACCAGGGCCACCGCGACGCCGCGAAATATGCTCATCATAGGGCGCCTCATCTGGTTCCATTATCTCACCCGTCCCATCGCAATGTGGACACTTCACGGCGGCTCCTATGTAGACTTCGTTTTCGGCGGTCGGCCGGCACCAACCATCCGGGTTTTCAAATGGCGGTACGCCGCTGACTGAGAGTATTTCTCCTCGAAGCGCTCGTCAGCGTTGATCGTGTTCAATGCGCCTTCAGTCGTCAGCGCAGGATTGCGCCAGATGATCTGCGCTTCGCGTACAGGCATGCGCCCAGCGAGAGGCCGCGACATGGGCGACGCGTTGGCACCGATCTTGCCGAGCTTCGCGGCCGCTTCAGAGGTCAACCCCTTGGAGCGATACCAAGCCACAGCGTCGAGAACCATCTCTTCCATTGTGCCGTTGGTTCCAGAGTAGCGGCCGGTCGTTGCCTCCAGAATGCTCGCGTCCTTGGCGCGGAGTTGCTTAAGCACGGCACGCAAACTCTCGGCGTCGGGCGCGAGGCGGTGCATCTCGGACACGATAACGACATCGTTACAACCTTTACGCCGAGCATTGACCATCGCAGTGCGATGCGGAAATCCTGGCGGGTTTGCTGCCGTCTCCTCGTAGATCGGGAACTTGCCAAGATCAAGCAGTTCAATCGCGGCGCGTTGCTTCGCGGCCGGATTCCGGGGTTCGGGCCGGATATATCCGCAATAGGTCTTTTCGCTGGCGGCGCTGACAATCTTTTTCATCGCTGGTGATAAAATAACTGTTGACAGCGCCGGGTGTCAAGGAATAATTTTCTCACCAGACACACACTTTTTGAGGCCGCCAAGATGACCGACTTCGCCAAACTCGTTCTCGATACCTGCAAAGTCGGCGCGCAGAAGCATGGCGCCCATATCACGGAGCCGGTGCTGTGCGATAGCTGTGAGGAAGCGCCAGCAACCGAGAGCTGGAGTATCCCGATTGCGCCATTCATTGAACATCGCTGCCAGCGCTGTGCTGATAAGGCGCGCAACCTCTGGCTTGAGAGGCACGGCTGATGGACGCGCTTCACGAAGATATTGCAGAGCGGCTGCAAGCATCTCTCGCGGTCGGTATCTCCGATCAGGCAATGAAAGCTGTCAAAAAGGCCGTCGATGACATCCTCTATCAAATCGAGGGCGATATTGAATATCGAATGAGAGATGACCTCGCGCCCAATCTCGTTGCCTATGTCTGCGAGATGGCAAAGCGCACAGTCGAAGCGATCTTGCAAGGCAACGAAGATCAGATGCGTCGCTATCTCGGCTGCGAGCGCGGTCATTGGACCGGCCGTAGCGATAGCCCGGAATATGGCCGCAAGCGCACTGACGACGAATGGCATCCGGTCATCCACGGAAAGCTGTTCGAGACAGGCGCGATGGAACTGCGCAAGCAAATCGCAGAGGCTCCGGCTCCGGCTCCGGCTCCGGCTACGGCGACGGCTCTTATTGGTCAGCAACAATCGAGTGGTTCGCTCTCAAATGGCCAGCGTCCCAACAGTTGCGGCTCGCGGAACTTCAGAAGGCCGGAGCGAAGATCGCCTTTTGGCGATCCGATGCGAACGGCAAAGCGGCCAACGGCGGCCGCTGCGATCCTGTCGCGCCCGGCTCTGTCCATAAAGAGCACGGACCTCTTGCGCTCTGCGAACGTGGCACGCTTCACGCGACATTGATCCCGCCGAAGTGGAAAGGTGAGCGCTGGTGGATCGTCGCGCTCATCGGAGAAGTGGTGGGTGGTGACGAGAAATACGGTGCTCTTGAGCGCGAAATTATCGGCGAGTGTCTCTAGCAGGAAAGGCCCGACCGATGAATTCACAAGTTGCAATGCCGTGCGGGTGTGACAATCCCGTCCGACCACGGTGGCGCAAGGGGGACGACGCGGCGACCGGAGATCGGCCGGTAGCGTCGTCCCCCACCCTCTAACTAGAAAGGCCCGACCGATGACGGAGCAGATCAAATCGGTATTAGGTAGCAAGCTTCGGAACGCACCTAATGCCTCGGAGCGCTGGGCGTGGGACAGAAAAACTTCCGTTTTTGGCTAGTGCCAGGCCCTGGGGTAGCGCGATCTATTGTTGCTGCTAAACTCGGCTCTCTTGCCCGGCGCATTGCCTGTTAACGTGGCAACCTAGGACCGTTCCTGGAATGGGGATACTCGGTGGGGCGCTAAGTACCGCCGCGATTCCCTCGCGAAGCTAAAAGCAAAGGCCGCCAAGATGACCCGTGAACTCGCCAAAATCAGCGCTCTCGCCATCATCGGCATGGTGGCTGTCGTCCTGATCGGCCGCGCGCTCGAAAGCACGCTGCCGCAGACGCCGATCTCCTGCGCGCACGTCGATGCGCTGCGCTCATGGGTGCCGTGCCGATGATCCTGCTGGTCCTCGCCCTGGCGTCAGGTCTCGCCAATACGCCCTATAGCTTTTCTGACGGCTATGCGCTGTGCGCGCGGCACCAGCATGGCGCTCCGATTACTGAGGAGGGCTGGCACACCTATGGCGTCGTCTGGGATAAGGGCTTTGAATACTGCCATGATTTTATGGGATGGTGGGCCGAAGCCAAGCCGGCGCAGGATGAGAACGATCGGCGGATGCTCGAAGAGATCAGGCGAGCTCTAGGGCCTTACCCTTGGCCGCCGCACGCGCGTTAAGAGAACTGTTCTTGCCGCAGACTTCCTTTTCTGCCGTGCGCGCCTATTATAGATTGCCTCAATATTAACGTGCAATCTTTCAGCGATCTCTGCTGAGCTTAGGCCGTCCCTCTCCATTTGTTTCCATATTAAATCACGTTCTCGGCGAATATAGAATCGGCTTGGCTTGCGGAGATGAAGCATGGCCTCCTCGTCCAGTTCATTGCCCCTGCGGCCACGTGAGCGGATTGATTTCGGCGGTCTGGCAGCGCACATCCGCCACGAGCTGATCGCCGCTGAGCTGGATCAGCAACTTGGCGCAAAACACCGCAGAGAGATCGGGCACTTGCATAACATGCGTGACCGGATCGACCACGAAGTGATTGGCAATCGGTTGATGCGCGGGGTCTTTCGGCGTCACGAAGAGGGTATCGGCCAGGGCAGGCGTTGCAAGCACCGCGAGTGCTGGGAGAATTCCTCGGATCATGATTTGGGCGCATCCTTTGCAGGGTTGGCGAGTTCCGCCGCTTTCCATTGCGCGCTCGCCGCATCGAAGCGCGTGCATGCCGCCGCGAAATTGGCTTGCGCCGTCGCGGGGTCAACTGTGCCGCTGGCATATTGCATTAGCGCGCTCACGCCGTCATTGATGAGCGGAGCGACAAGTCCGATAAGCGGCTCGGCCGTGGTCGCGGCGGCGAGCGCGCCGCTCAAGATCGTGCTGACGACCGGCGAGAGTGACGTGAGATTGGTTGCGGCCATGTCAATTCCTCACTGCGGCTATGGCGATGGTTGCGCTGATCTCGGCTGTCGCGGCTTCAACGGCTTTCGACCCTGCCGTCTGATCGACGGGGAGCGTGCCGTGACAATAGCCGTGGCTTTGCTCGCGCAACGCGTCGATCGACGCGCGCTCTGCCGTCAGCAGTTTTGGCATTACCGTTAGATTGCCCAGCAACACGCTGTCTTGCGCATCGCAATCGACGATCAGATTGGCAGGCGCAAGACCGAGCGCCGTGCATGACGCAATGGCGAGCCCAAGCCCCATTGCGAATGCGCGACCGATCATTGGGGCACCGGCGCGGTGGGGAGCGGCGGCAGCGCCGCTTGTGCCGCCTCGACCGCATGATGCACGGCCGTCAGGGATAGGTTGCTGACATCCTTGCCGGCCGCTTGCAATCCGACGATCGCCGCTTTCACGGCATCGTTCACCGAGCCGCTGCCTTGGAACGCCGCCGCAGCATTGGCGATGATCTTGAGACCGTCAGTCTGAACCGTGGCGGCGAGATTCGCGGCGTCGGTTTCGGCCGCCTTCGTCACTTGATCCACCAAGGGCTGAAAATGCGCCTTGGCCGCAGCAATGTCGGCGTCGATCGCGGGCGCGAGAATGGGAATTTCCTTCTCGACCCAGGCGATGGCTCCGTTCAGCCAACCGCCGAAAACTGTAGTCATAACGATACTCTCCTATGGTTTCGGCGATGTAATCGCCGATGTGACGGTGGGCTGGACGGGATTGCCGGTCGCGGCGGCTGTTATCACGGCCGCTTTGCCTTGCAAATGGGTGATGTAACCATACACGCCCGGCGCAATCGCAGGGATCAAACCCAAACCCTGCTCAAGCCCGCTTTGCGTCATATAGCCGTGCGCAATCAACAGCCCCCCTCCCACGGTAAAAAGGTACCGCAGGACGAGGATGACGGTTGGCAGGTCCATGACTATTCATATGCCATATTGGCGTCCCGCGTCAACCACTGCCCGTAGGTAGAAACCGAGGCTATGAAAATCGGCAGGCTCGGCTATTTTTCTCAGGACTATTCACCACCGAAAGGCACCGCTATGTGCTTCTTTGGGCGGTCGTGGTCATCGTGGCGATCATCATCGCCTTCGACCTGATCTCCTGTCTGATCGGCTGGAGCGGGTTTAGCTTGTCGCCGCCCCGGCATTAGGCCATTCGCCGCTGACGATGATTTGCGAATCCTGCTGGGCGCGGAAGCCGACTTGCCGCGCCCACTCGCTGTTCAGCATTTCGAGCGATGCGATGCGCCAGTTTCCGAATTCGACCGCCTCGATCATGTAGATGAACTGCTGAAAGCGCTTGCGGCCGAGATTATAGGCCATGTCGATCATCGCGCCCTTGCGCGGATCGTTGCAATAGTTCCAGGCCGCCGCGCTGAAGCTGTCCATGGCGTCGCCGACCGCAATATAAATGTCGGCGCCAAGCCAATCTTCAGCCTGCTGCTGAGTGCATATATCTCCCTCTTTCACGTCTTTGGTATGGCCGTATCCGATTGTCCAAACGCCGCCGCCGTCTTGATAAGCTTCGAGGCGGCAAGATTCGTGGAGCTTTATGAGGTCAACGACGCTGGCGATCATGGGTCACGCGGGGCTTCAACAATTTGGATAATCGGAGAAGTGGCCTTGCCTTCGGCAAGTGCGGCGGCTTTGACGGCGCCTTCGGCGCGGCCCGCCTCCATGCCAGCGGCATGCTGCGCCTGGCCCGTGGCCTTCACAAGAGCGTCCTTCATCGAATTGGTATTTTTCTCGGTTTGGAGCGCAAGATTATGCGTGCGCACCGTGAGCATGGCGGTGACAAGATTGCATAGCGCGATAAACATCCACCCCATTATTTCCGGGGAGATTGTCACGTACTCGCTCATGGCCGGGGCGAGATCACAAAAGAGACCGGCGGCTCCAACACAAGCTCCCTCCCGACCAGCGCATCGCGGATCGGATTTTCCGATATGTGGTGCGCGACTTTGTACGTGTATTGCCCCGGTGACCACTCGGCGGGAATTTCCTTCGAGAACCGTCGCGTGATAGGGCACCCGTCTTGTTCGACGTAGCGCACCGGCGTCAGCGCGTGAACAAATCCGTCCGTGAACTCGGCGTAAACATCCGAAATTTTTATGTGGATGCAATACGTGTACTCGAAAATGATTTTCTGCCCTGGATAAATCGGCGCCGCCGTCACAAGACGGCCCTCGATCGGCTTCACGTAGTAAGGCGCGTAAAGCATGCAATAGGTGAACACTCCGGCTACCCCGATCAAGATTCCGAGGAACACCCGAACGCACCATTTGCAGGTCGTCATCATGGTTCCATCGTCATGCGCAGTTCCGGCAAGTCGCTGTGCGCGATCTTGGGGAACAGGTAGAGCGTCCCGCAATAGATCATAAAAACCACGGCACCATAGGCAATGCGTTCTAGAATCCATACGCGGTCCTCTAAACGCAACAGCTTGTCGTGGTCGCTACTATCCATTGGATCATATAAATCCTAGCGGCGTGCGCGGGTTCGCACCGTGCCGATTGATGAGCTGAATGGATGTTACCACGGGTGCAGATCCTCCGGTGCCGACAGACTGAAGCGCGCCAAGGCCGTAGGTTGCCGCGCAGCCCTGCACATTTTGCCGCGTGCCGAGATTTGGTTTGTGTACCGATTGCCCAAGATGATTCGGCGCGATCGTTCTGACATTCGTGCTCATGGCGTTGTCTGGAATAAGAGCCACGTATCATCGGCCGCTGCTGCGGTAAAGCGCAGCGTCGCAAATTTGCAATTGGTGTCAGCTTGCGACGGGCTGAAGTAATAGAGACCGTTTGAAACTGCGGTCACCGTCCCGCCGGGCGCGGCAAGCGCGCCGCCGTCTTTCGAGATTGTCGCCGTGATCGTGAGCCCCGCATCGGGGTTGTGGTTCGTGTTGTCCGTCATCAGAAAATAAAGCGGTCCTTGGCTGGCGACGTTTTTCTTCAACTGCGTTGCGGTCGAGGCGATGGTTGCCACCGTCACCCCAGCATCGAGGTCCGTCTTGATCGCGGCGATGTCTGCGGACACGCTCGCACCGGCCGGGGCGCCGAGCCGCGCGAATGCGTCGCCGGTTTGAACCGTGTTGCCATCGAGATTTTTGATTGTCGTGTTCGTTAGATCAACCACAGAGGTCTTGTTTAAAATGTTGCTCCAATCCGGCGCTACCGCGCCGGCCACGCCCGCCGAGGCCGAGCCGCCAATATTTTTTACGTTAATATCTGGGACGCCGCCTGTTGCGGGTGTTGCGACCGTCGTGCCGAGCCATGACGTGACATCTGTTTTCGGGAAATTGGTTGCGCTGACGCTCTGCGCCACATTGGCCCAATTCTTGACATTAACATCAGGAATGCCATCCGTCGCCGGCTCGGCGATCGCAACGCTATCCCACTGCTCAACATTGGCCTGCGCGATGCCGCTGGTTACGCTGAGTTGATCCGTGCCAGTGCCGCTCGTCAGCAGCGAGGCGTTGGTTGTGACGGCAGTGTTCGGGAGAGACGATAGCCCTCCATGCACGCCGTCCTGATTGTTCCATGCCGTCAACTCGATTTCCAAAACGCACGGCGCCATATTCGCCGCGCCCGAAAGAATGATTGTCACCGATTGCCCGCTCGCGGACGCGAGAGCCGCGTTGGGAATGTCAAGGCGGTAAAGCCCTTTCATGTGCGTTGCGTCGATTTCCTTGAAGCCGCCCGATGAAAAAGCCGAGTTGACGGCGGCGAGCGTCGCGAGCGTGATGGCCGTTGCCGTCGCGTTGGCGCCCGTGAATGTGTAATAGGCGATCAGGCTCCCCGAATTAAAGACGAGCCCGCCTAGACCGGCGCCCACGGTGCTGCTGCTGTCTTGGATAAAGACATTCACCGATTGGCTGGTTGCGCCCGCAAGGATCGATAGCTTTGCCATGCTCTACCCAATCTGAGTCGGGAAGAAGCTACCACCCGCCCCGAGACCTGTCATCGTTGGTTGCATGAACAGCCCGGCACCGCCTCCGGCGGGGGTATAAATAATCGCGATTACACCTTGCGCTCCATTGCCGCCCGCCGGAGCCGTCACACCGCCAGCACCACCCCCGCCGCCGCCATAATTGCCGCCGTTGCCGCCGGCTGCGCCGGTCACTGTCGCCCCAGCTCCACCACCACCGCCGCCGCCTGATCCATCGGTTGCATCCCATTCCTGGCCAGCACCGCCGGCGCCGCCGGTCGCCCCAGAAATGCCGACGCCGGAATCACCGCCGCCGCCGCCACCGGACCCGCTATTGCCGGAAGTCGAAGAGCCTGGGTTGCCAGCCGCACCCGATGCAGCGCCACCCGTGCCGCCGGCCGTTCCATCATTGGCCAACCCACCATTGCCGCCCGCCCCAGCACTCGGCGCCGAGCCGTTGGTAGCACTGCCCGCGCCGGCGCCGCCGCCGCCGCCGCCACCACCGCCGGCCGCCGAGCCGCCACCGACGCGCCCCGTGCCGCTTGGCGCTCCCGCGCCGCCGCCACCGGCCGAAGCGCGATTGCCGCCCGCTTGCGAGCCGCCGTTGCCACCTGAATTCTTAGTCGCCCCGATGCCGCTCGCCGCAGCGCCGCCAATGCCGGGGTTGGTGCCTCCGGCCACCCCGCCGCCGCCTGCTTTAGAGCCGACGCTTGACGCGCCGAGTGTCGCCCCGTTGAAAAACGTATCGGTTCCCGCCGCGCCGCTATTGGTCGATCCTGCTGTGCCACCTGCACCGCCCGCTCCAACTTGGTAGGTAATAGTGCCGGAGAGCGTGATATTGGTTTGCTTGGAGTAGGCACCGCCGCCGCCACCGTTGCCACCCTCCGAGGTTCCTAAATCTCCAGTTGCACCACCGCCGCCGCCTGCGATGGTCTCAACCGAATTGTTCGCATTGTTCCAGTCCCCCGGCGTGGACATGCTCGTGCCAGATGTCTTGATGATTAGGGTCACGTGGCGATGCCCCCAACCGACACAGCCAGGACAGGATCGCCCGCCTTAAGGCTTTGTGATTCGATCAGCGTCCCGCCGATAACCGGCGAGACCGGGTTGACGATGGCGAGCATGGCGATCTGCGAGACCGTCGTGCCAAGCGGTGCCACCACCGCGTAGCGGCGCGTGAAGCGCGTGCCATCCCACGCGTCTTGCTCTTTCGCTAGGTCGGACTGCACCAAGGTTGTGCCGGCGAGGCTATCAATCGCGGGATCGGCGCAAACGAAATGCTGCACCAAGCCTCCGATAACGACCGCGCAACGATGACTGAGCGCCGACTTGCCCAAATGCGTTGCCAGAAACGCATCGGGATCGAAGCCCTTGGCGGTGAACATGGCCATGGGCACGAGCACGATGCCCTCGCCTTGGACCGGCTGAAACGCCGGATCGTTGAGTTGCGCATCGTTGTCGGGGACGATGAGCGCGCGGCGGCGTGACTGTGCGACGCTGTAGATGATGGCGATTGAAGCGGCAGGCATACGCTAACGCCTCAGTTCACAATCCCCATCGCCGCCATAAGCGGCTTCAGCTTGTTGAGCGCCGCCTCGGCATCCTCGCGCGCCTTCGCCGTTGCCTGACGATCGGCCGCTGCTTGGGCTGACGCCGCTTTTGCTAAAGCGAGATTTTCTTCGAGCTGTTTTTTCATCGCCGCGATTTCGCGTTGCGACGTTGTGGTGCTCTGAGAAAAAGCGGCCACCTTCGATGCGTGCTCGGTTTCGCGGGTGGCGATCGAAGATTCGTGCGCCGCCTTCTCTGCCTCAAATGCCGCACGCTCAGCGTTTAACGCTTCGCGATCTTTCGCGTTGCGCGCCGCTATCTGCTGCGCCTCGTAAACAACCTTGTCCGCTTCGATCTTGGCGTTGATCGAGGTCTTTTCGACCACGCGGTGCTCGTCGGTCGCTTTCTTCAGTGCAAGAATGGTGTTCGCTGCGCCGTCCTTGTCGGCGACAATCGCAATGAGCCCGGCGAGCGTGTCAAACGGCGTCGTGGCCGGGAGTGAAGTCGGGGAGGTCATTGAGCCCATGTCAGCCCACCCACGCGGCAACAGGTTGACCGGCCGTGCCGATGATGCTGATGGCATTACCCGGCGCGTACACGTCAAGAAGCAAAGAACCATTGGTCAAGATCGGGGCCGATCCTGGGTCGCTAGCTACCGCCGTTCCGCCCGTCAGATTGACATAGACGGTATTTGCTCCTGAATTGACGATGAGGAGGAAACTGCGGGTCATATCCTTCGCGGCGAGCACTTGGCTGGACCCGGACAGCGAGGCAATCCCGACGTTGGTTAGGAGAAGAGTGCGCCCGATCGTCATTCAATTACCCCGAAAGTAGGCAAGCGCCGCAACGGGTAGGTAGACTAACACAGCAAACGCGCCAAAGGTAGCGAAAGCCTCCCATGACGGATGGAGGGCCGCTTGGGCGGCCAGCCCGAAACAGGCTAGTAGCGCGATGGAGACGAGCGCGCGAGCCCCAAGGGCGGCCAGGAGCACGCGCATAAGCCCTACGGCCTTCGGCACCCCCTGGACGGCCGATTCGACCGCCTGGAGCCGCCCATTGATTGCCTGGAACGCCGCGATGATTTGCGGGGATGGCTCGGAGGGCGCAGGAGGAGGCGCTACAGGGGGTTCCTTCGGGGCTGGCCATTCACCGCCAATGGCGGGCAGCGTGCCATTGCCGCCTACGGCGCTTTCCTCAACGAGCTTGATTACGCTGGCCATGGTGGAACCTCTTGTTGAGTTCGGGTAGGGCGGAGCCGCCCTCGTCAAGATCGCCGGTCCCGTTGAGGAGCCGGTAGACATCGCAAACCGTCGAGAGCGCCCCGCGCAGATCGGCGAATGTGGCAGTCTCTTTGCCCTTTTCCGCCGCCTCGCCGTCGGGGCCATCGAGAGCATTTACCATGCGCTCGGTCAGCTCGCCGATGAGGGTGCGAAGCTTCGCTTTTTCGCTCGCTGCGGTATCGACAACCTCAAGCACCACTCTTGCGCTCCCCGCCGTTGTAAATCTCCAAAGCCAGGTAGCCCAAGCACCACGCCCCGACAAGCCCGAGAATGGCTGGCCCGACGAGATTGTGGCTCAGATCGACGAGCGCCAGAAACCCCGCGACACACGCGATGCTCATCAGCACCAAATACGCGAAAGTCCTCATTCAACACCCCCTAGCAAGCCCTTGATGAATGACCACGCGTGCTCGCCCTCGGTCCATAGTCCCAAGGTCAACCCTGACACCGCCGTAATTTTCGCGGCCTTTTGCGTCTGCGCAACCTTCGTCACGCTGTCAATGAAATCGTCCGTCACCTGCTTCGTGGCCGGCACTTCCTTGAGAAAATCCGCCGCCGGAGAATGGCGCCACTCCTGAAGCGCCGCCGCCAACCGCCCGGACTTTCCCTTAAGCGGGTCCATCTCGGTTTTTGCCGCCGCTTCGGCCGGCGCCATCACGCGCTTCAATTCCGAGACAACGTATTTCGACGCAACCTGTTCGACGGCGGTTTGGTCGCCGTTGTAAAGCTCCCTGAGGTCGCGCACGTCCTTCGGCGTCTTGAACGCTTGCTTCACAAAATTGTGCGGGTTGACCTTCGGCACGCTCGAATATTGGGTGGTCGTGTCGGTCACTTTTTTCCCGAGCGGATTTTCTTCGATCTTCTTCAGCGCGGCGAAACGCGGGTCTTGATAGACCTCGCGGAACGCAGCGGTTTTCGCCGGGCCCTCTTCCATCGTGTTCGCCACTTTTGCGAGCTGCGCGGCGCGAGTCGCGTGCAGCGCGTCGTAATTCGGCAGGAGATTTTTCAGCACGTCTTGGCCGATGGCGTCTTTGTCCAAGCTCGGCGCGATCTTCGCTAGCGCTGCCTTCGCGCGTCCTGTCGCGCCCGGTATAAGCCGGCTGAGAATGTTACCGGCTGGTTTGGCCGCTTTCGCACCGAGAGACACGGCGGCCGGAGCAACCACGTTCCCTATCGCCATGCTGCTTTCGTTGGATGACACCGCGCGGCTGAGCGACTTGGCCGATGCCTGCCATTCCGGGTCGTTCTCAATCTCCGCGTCGGTCTTGCCGGCGGCGCGCAAGCGCTTCTCGATTGCGTCTTGATCCTCGAACGCCGCCTTCGTTGGCTTCCCCGTGCCGACAATGGTTTCGCGCAATGCTTGGGCGCGCGGCGACACGCCGCCGATTTGCGGGTCGCGAGCGGTCGGCGCGCTCGGCAAATCATTCGCGGGTACATTGCGCGAAAGATCGTCGGGCAAGTCGCTTTTCGGGACGGCGCTCATTCAGCGTATTCCCACTGGCCGTTTCGAAAAATAATGTCGCGCCCGCTTTTGGATTTAGAGCGATCACCTTCTTTCGGGCCGCCCGTCTGCGGCGCCTTCGCTGTCGAGTTCTGGAAAAGATCGCGCGCCTCCGGCGATAGAAACGTGTCCTCGAAGTCGCTGTTTTTCGTCGTGCGCTCGTATTGTGACTTGAGGCCCTTCAACTGACCCACCATCAAATCCTCGGTCGTCTTGATCGCCCCTGCCATTTGCTCGGGCGACAGCGACGTGCTGATGTGATTTGCCGCCTCAAGACGCTCTTGAACGCCACCACCACCCGCACCAACAATGGCTTTGACGACTTCCGCTCCGATGATCTGCCTCGCCGTGTTGAAATTGGTCGGTGCCGCCTGTCCGGTTTCCGCGCCCCATTTGTTGGCGATGGCATTGAACGTGTTGATGTCACCATTCTTCAACGCGTCCGCCAGTTCTTGCAGTGTTTCAAGATGATAGAGCCCGACGCTGAAGGACCGCGTTTGATTGCCTAGCGGTCCCGTTCCCCAATCCTTCGCCGCCTTCACTTGCTCGGCGTAATCCGCCGCGAACTTCGTGACCGCTTCCGGGGTTGCGTCAGGATTTTTTTCGATGAACTTTTGCAACGCAAGCGCGGGCGCCGAGCGCGCCGGGAGCGCGAGCCTTTGCTCGCTCTTAACGTTGCTGCGGTCAATCTCCTCCCCGTCCTCGCCGCGATACTCGCCCGTGATCTTGTTGCGCTGGCCCTGAACGTGCGAGCCGTCTTTCATGGTCAGGTCGGTTGTCGATCCCCACGCGCCATCAACGCGCAGATTGAGCATGTCCTGATGGACTTGAAGCGCCTGCTGATTTTTCTCGCGCGCTTCGATGATCTTCCACACTTCGTCGAATTGTCCCTCTTCGAGCTTGTGCTTGATCACTTCGTCGTTTTCCCGATCGGCGATGCCGTCGAGTTGCTGCTTGAGCTGGTCCGACTGCCCGCTGTATTGCTCGAAGGCGAGACGATACTGCTCGATCGCCGATTGATTGGCGGCCTTCGCGGCGTCCAAATCCGCCTGGAACTTGTCGAAATGATTTTTCGTCGCCGCCGCATCGCCCTTCCGGACACCATTGAGAAACCCTGCGGCGTTGTTCATCGCGCTCGTGATCGGCGTGCTCGTCAATGCGCCGCCGAGAAGCGCCATCAGCATCATCGGCGAGCCCATGGCCTGGAACACGTCCGTCACTTGCGGCTCGGGAGCATTTTGCGGCGTCGGCTGAAGCTGTGGCGCTTGCGGTACGGGCAACGCCGCGCGTTGCGCTTCGATCTTATCTTTCGCCTGCTGAAACGGAATGATGTTCGGCGGCGCGGGAGGGTTCGCGAATTTGCGGAGCAACTGTTCGACAATCGCGTTCGTGTCGCGCCCGCCGCCACTCGGCGCGGGTGCTGCCGGCGAGGCCGGCGGTTGCATCCCTAGCGGCGAGAGCCTGAGATCGTCATCTGAGGTTTGCGTGTCTGCCATATCACGCCGACTTTAACGCGCCGGAGAGCGCGGCACCTTCGCCGACGGAGCCGAAGAAGTTGGAGAAGGCGTTCGACAAATTCTGTTGCCGCGAAAGCTGGTTTTGCAGCAGCGTTTGATAGACCGTTTGATTGAGGCCGAGCGCGTCGAGTCCCGTGGTCGTTGCCTGTTGCGCGAGTTGGAACTTGCGCCCCGCCGCGAGCTGCTTGGCGTTCTCGATGTCTTGCTGTTCCGCAGATGACCCGGATTGCCCGATGGTCGCGTAGCGCGAGCGGATGCTCGCAATGTCGGCGTCGAGAGCGGATTGCACCGACGCCTCCGCGCCGGGCGGCAACACGCCGGTTTGCAGCGACGGGATGAGCGCGTTTGCCGCGCTGATCGCCGGTCCTTCGTTCGCAAGCAACGCCTTCTCTTGCGAGGTCATGCCGGAGCCGGTCAACTTGGACAGTTGCGGTCCGAGAAGCTGCGACGCCGCCGTCCCGCCGAGTAGCGACAGGATCGGATGCGCTTTCGGGAAACCAAGCACGCTATCCAAAAGGCCACCGCTACCGCCTGACTTGGCGATTGTCGGCGTGCCGGCGCCGCCGGAATCACCTGCGCCCAAGGCTGAAAGCTTATCAACAAACGAATTGCCAGGCGTCGCCGTCGCAGCAGCAGGCGAAGCGGCGGCAGGACCAGTTGCGCTTAGCGCGCCCAAAAGCTGATCTGGACTTTGCGATCCCAGCAACGCCGAAGACGCCGGGTCAGCGCCACCGGCCGCCGCTGTGGTCCCTGTTGCCGCAGGCGCCGCGCCGAGCTTGGAGAGAAGATCATTCCACCCGCCCGCGCCAGTCGCCGCCCCGGAAGGCGGCGTTGCACTGATCGCGGTGCCGAGCGCGTCGGGACTGTTCGCGTTCAGTAGAGACGAGGATGCAAAGTCGGAAAGAGAGCCGCCGCCTGAGCCGCCCGCTGTGGGCGCCGTCGCCGCCGTTGACCCGCTGCCTCCCGCCTGGGGTTGCCCAACCCCGCCGATCGCGGCCACGCCGCCGCCAAGGCCACCTTCGAGCGCCCCGACTCCCACGTTCCCGCCCGTGACACCTGACCCAAGTGCTCCACCGGCCACACCACCCGCAATATCGCCAATCGCCGCGCCCGTGCTGCCACCAAGACTCCCGCCGATCGCACCCCCGGCCGGGATGAGCCCACCCGTAATGCCTCCTGTGAGCGCACCTAGGCCCGGATCGCCGCCCGTAATCGCGCCAAAGCCCGCCCCGCCTGCGGCGCCCAACAAACCGCCCGCGATTTCTGGTGCAGCGAAGGCGAGCGATTCCGGCAGGACGCTCGCAACAAACGCCGTAACCGCAGCTCCGAGGCCCATGATTACACTCCGTCAAGCTTCAAACGGTACAAATGCCCGAAATCTTCGGCACCCATGCGCTTGTATAAAACTCCCGTGCGCGGCCCTTCGCTACGGACACCTTCGCGAAATACTACCTCACTCGCGCCTTTTTGTCTAAGAGCCGCTACGGACGCCCTTTCCAACTTCAGCGCCAGACCCGGCATGTCCGGAGAAACATAGCGCGTTGCGTGGTACCCATAGGTCGCGTCACGTTGATCGACGGATGGCGCGATAAACGCCGCGATGTAGCCGAACATCCGGCCATTGCTCCGCGCCGTGGTGATCTGCATCGCGCCGGCATGACAGAGCGAGCGCATTAGCGGAATGTTTTTGTTTTTCCAGTTGTCGGGAGATTCTCCCACTTCGGTGCAATGCGCCTCGAACAACGCAACCCCGTCGCGCTCCCAATCCTCGAATTCCTCCTGCTGAAATGTGACGCCGCCATGCGAACGAGCCGGGCGAGAGATCATCTTCGCGCGGCAATGATGCGCGGCCATCGCCGCCATTTTGTCCATTGGTACTTTGTAGGCAATCACGGAGCGGAGAAGCGCGCGGAAGTTGCATTGGAGATCGGTATCGCGAAGCGCTTCCCATCTCTCGCGGTCAAATGGATACGGCAGACAGTGGCTCCACACCGCCCTGATCGTTTGTTCGTTGTTCAATTCGTGAAACTTGACCGAGAGAACATTCGGCAACCGCCGTTCAATCTGGTTAAGCTTTGCGTCGAGCTTGGTGATCTGCGCCACAAGCGCTTGCTCGCTAAACGAGCCGATGCCGCTGATGTCGATTGACATCAAATTTTTGACCACTTCGCCGACCGGGCGGCGCACGGTCACGATTCGCAGCGCGGGATTGATGCTTGGCGCCAACCGCCAAAACGGAGCTGCATTCGTTTCTGACGAACCTCGATAATCTTGCGTGAGCCATGTTCGCACGTCATCCATTGCCCGCAAGTGACGCGACTCTTCGTGCCCGCATTCGAAATCCCGGTAAGACAGGAATTTGGATAACCAGAACGTGCGCGAGCGCGGCAGGGCGAGGATCAGGAACATTGCGCGCGCGCCCGTATCTTGCTGGCCGAAATCGCCTCCACTTCCGATGGCATATCCATTTTACGAATCACGTAGCCGACATCGCGCCCGTAAACGACTTCGGAAATGTCCGGCACGACGATGACCGAGACGCGGCGCTCCGCTCCGAAGCGCTTTCGTATCATTCCCACCCGCTGCGCGGCAGAGTACGGATTTTCGCCGCCCACCTCCGTGTCACGGATCGCGACGCACACGGCTTTTCCTTCGGTGAGCAAGCGTTCAATGACCGCCGCGTGGCCGTCGTGGAAAGGCTGAAAGCGTCCGATGAACAGCGCAGTTTTCACACCGGCACTCCGACGAACTCGTGAAATATCAAATGCTCGCGATAGTTTGCATCAACGAAGGTTTGCGCCGCTTCCTTGGTCGCAATCGAGGCGTGTGACATATCCGCCGATGACGAGCCGCTAATGACATTCATCTGCTGATGCAGGAATTGATGAAACTGCGTGAACTGCGGCGTGAAGTCTTTGCCAGGCACGGGCCAAATGATAGGCATGTGAAGTGTCTTACCAGCTTTCGACGCGACGACCCCAAGGATGATCTTGTGGTCGATGTAGTGCTGCCAGTGGAACTTGTCCCACTCTTTTTGCGAGCGTGGCACGCGGAGGATCGCCGGCAGGCTCATTTCAGTTCTGGCGTCGTCGGCATGATAAAGCCCGGATCGGGCGGGCGGCGGCCCGCTACGCGCGTCGTGCTCCCGACATCGCCGCCGCTGTCGCGGAACGAACTGTCAAAGCCGGGATCGACCGTATCGACGTGATTTGGCCCCACAACATCGCCCGACGGTTTTGGCGCGCGAGGCGTTCCGATATTAGGCATGATGATTCTCCTTCCTGCGTTTAGTAGAATTCGTCCACAATAATGAGGCCGGAGCCGCCAGCGCCGCCATTGGCCGCTGCACCAGTGCCCGCTGTTCCCGCTGCGCCGACGGTGTAGGTATACGTCGCACTCGGCGAATTGATAATCAGTTCGAAATATTCACCAGCGCCGCCGCCGGAGCCAGGTCCATTGACAGAAATTCCGCCCGCTCCGCCGCCCCCTGTATTCGTGCTGCCATTGCCACCCGATGTCGTTCCACTGACTGACCCAGCGCCGCCGCCGAAGGAGCCATTGCCGCCCGCGCCTCCGGTTTGCGCGCCCGCCGCTACAAGCGTTGCACTGCCGGACCCGCCCTGGAGACGGAAAGACGCGGAACCAGCTCCGCCTGTTCCACCGGCACCGCCTGCTGTCGGATTTGTACCATTGGCGGCTGTTCCACCCGTCCCACCGATGCCCGTTATCGCATTGAACGATGTCGTTCCCCCGGTTCCGCCATTCGTCGCCGAAGCCGCCGCCGATCCACCGCCGCCACCCCCAGCGCCGATTGCGCGGATTTTCACCTGACGGCAATTTGCGGGGGTTGTGTACGTCGCGGCGGAACCGCTCGTGAGAACTTGCCGCGTTGCTAGTGTTCCTGCCGCGGAGGCAGAGCCGACGATCTGGAAACCACCCGCGCCGCCATTGAGCGCCAAATTGTAGACGATTTCGTAATACGCTTTTTGAGCAATGTTCCCTGTCGTTGCTTGCGTAACGCCATCCGACAAATAGAGATTGAGCGCACCGATCGCCGCGACGTTGATGCTGACAGGACCCGTCGATGTATTCGCGGCCACAAATCCGTAGAGCTGATAATTCGCGTAGGCCGACTGAACAGCAGTAAAACCCTGCGGCGTTAGAGCGATGACATTTGTGCCGCTGGCTGTGCATGGGACGACGGAAAGCAATCCCATGTCGTTGAATTGTGTATCGTAGAGCGAAAGACTTTCGTTGCCCGCTGTGAGATTCCCGAAGATTGTGCGCCAGCCCATGCCTAAATCCTATTCATAGCGGCTGTAATCGACGTATCCGACATAAAGCCCGAGAACGTCCAGTGTGGTCCTAACCGACGCGATGGTCACGCCAAATATAAGAGCGATTGCATTCGCCACGCCGCCGATAATGAGCGGAAACGCCGTTGTCCAGAAAATATTTTGCGCGCTCACATTCTGCCACTGAACAATCCCGCCTGTATTGTTCAGCCAGATGACTGACGGCGGTTGTAGCGAAGCGGCGGCGACAGACCCGCTTTCGGTATCGACATTGAATGTTGAAAGCGGCACGCCCGCCGTCGTGTCCCCAAACTGCGCGTAGACACGCTGAATTTCTTTGCGCATCGTGACGCCGGACTTGCCTTCGGAGAACCATGACTTCGCTTTTTTCGTCAGCGTTGCAGACGCGAGACTGAACGCCGGGAAAAGCGTCGTCCCGGTTGAACCCCACGCCGAGAGAACGGAATCATTGTCCTGTCCAAGCAACACTTCGACGCTCGATTCTTGCGACGCTAAAAACCACCGCCTCCCGTCCCACACGGCGAGGCACGGAACGAATGTGTTTGTCGCGTCGTCAGGGTCGGGGAGATTGATCGTCAGCGCGTAGCAGGTGGTTTCATTGAGATTGATGGCGCACGCGCTCGGATGAAATCCGCTTGGGTCGGTCGCGGCGGCCGGGTAGGTCGCTTGCGAAAAGATACCATCAAACGCGTCCGACACTTTACGCACCTGCCCGCCGCTGACTTCGTAAGCTCCCGTGGCATTGGCGAAAACCAGCGACGACGGTAGTTGTGCTACGCTGTCGCGCCACGCCGTGCCGATGATCGGGCTGACGTTGACGCGAAGGAATGTCGTTGTCGGCGGAGAGCCGCTTGTCTGCACGTCCGAAATAACATCGACGGCCGGATGAGCGAAAAGGTAGAGAAAGCCGTCGAGTTGCTTAATGGCCGAATATCCATCTTGGATATAGCCGTCTTTGACGGTGACGTTGACCGCACCATCCGAGGTCGCAAAATCGTTGCCGCTCCCCGGCGCCGCCGCCTGGATGACGCGGCCATTGATGAGCCAAACCGTCGCGTTGTAGATTTCGATGGCCGTTCCGGAGATGCCGGTTGGCATGATTGTCACGGAGGCACCGACGGGATAGAGCCAAGTCGGCGCCGCGCCACCCGCACTGAACAGCGTCGTTCCGTCCCACGCCCAATAGCCTGCCGGCGACACGATGACGATGCCGTTGTTCCCCCAATTCACGCAGGCCGGATATTGCCCCGTGCCGCTATAGAACGTCGCCGCCGCACCTATGGTTGTAACCGCGCCGTTTGATAGGTTGACCTGGTAACCGGCGCCATTGAGCGTGAACAGCGCGGCGTAATAGGTTGTCGTGCCGAGAATGAAGATGCGCCCCGAGACGATCGTGTCGCCGCCGCCGAGTGTGTAGATGTTCGCGCCCTTTCCTGGCAGCGCGCGAAGCGTGTGCTTGCCGATCGGCTGAAAATTCATCAACCATGACCAGAAGCCTTGCCCAATCGCGGCGCGAAGCTCTTGCGTGTTCATCCCCTGCACGATCGAAAACTGTTCGACTTCGAGCGTTTCCTGTTGCGCCTGTCTTTTTTTTCCGTTTGCCATCAGCGCGACGCCGGATACCAGTCGCCGCGCATGAACGGCATTTCTGCGGCGGTTGCTTCGTTCATCATGCTTTCAACTTCGCCCCGGAACCCTTCGGCGTCGGCCCAACGCTGCTGCGTGATCGCCGCGAGACGCGCCGCCTGGAACGGTACAATCTCGGTCCATGGCAGCGGGATTGCCTCAACGTCGGTGTCCGCCACCAAATTAATCGGCGTACAGGCGATGTCCCACTGTACCGAATAAACATCGGCGGGCACCGGGAACATATAAACGACTTGGAGCTGCCCGCGATTATACGTCGCGAACCGATCCGGGTAATTCTTCAGCGTTTGATTGAGAATGCGATCATCGGCCTGGAAGCTCGGGAAATCTTTGCGCCCAAGCGCGATGAAGTAGTTTCCCTGCTGAACCGCTATGCCTATCGTTCCATAGGGCGAGGCGCAGCCTGGAGAGGCGGCGACGGCGCTATTCGCCAGCGTTAGCGCAAGCGTTTCCTGATTTTTGACGGTTGAAACAGTGGTAACCAGGACGCGCGGCTGAAGCGAGAGAACCGACATCCACCGGCGAGCCCGGTTGATGAGCGTCGTTAGCGTCGTGGTCGAATAAAATTGATTGCTCGGGTCGTTGAGCAGAAGGGCCGTATCAGTGAGATACGAATTGAGCATGGCATGTGCTCATTCTGCCGCGACGGCTGCTACAGTCATAAGACAATCGTACCAAAGCCGCGCGCCGCGATCGAGTCCCGCCGCAGAAAAATGGCACCCGTCGAACCTCTCTGTCACGCGGTCAAGATCGGGGCCGGCGTAGATTTGCTTCGCTGGGTTGACGAGGAGCCGCTGGCCTGCGCGGATTGCGGCGTGATTGCTGAAGGCATGATCGCCATTTTCGCAGACCGTGCATTGGGCAACAAAAACCGGCGTATAAAATTCTACGCGCATCTTTTCGAAGATGACGCCAACTCGTTGCGCATATTCGCAGGACGACATATTTGTGTGATTCGCCTCCGCCTCGCCCTGCTGCCAAACAACATGCGTTGGCTTGACCGTTAGGCGCATCATCACAAGATCGATCAACCGCTCCCAATCCTTGACGTAGGAGCCTGCCGTCGCCGCCGGGATCACCGTAAGATCGGGGATAAAATCAGCGAGCCGCGACCAAATGCTCCCGCCCTCGCCTTGCTCGCTGGCATCACCGGAGAGCGGATCAGCCATCGGGTGAATGGTCCCGCGTTTCGCATCGATGACGCGACCGGACTTCGAGGAATGGAGCCCTTGCCCGCAGTTGCACGCATTCGACTGTCCGAGCACCAGAAGAATCATTTTGCCGAAACCATTTCTGGCGCAGATCGCCGCGCAATTTCTTTGTCGTAAAGTTCTCGCATCAACTTGTCACCCTTCGCCTTGATGCGGTTATAGCGCTCCTCCTCTTCGGCGCTCTCAAACGCTGCGTAGCGATCGTTCCATGCCGCGTTCTGACGACTAGCGGCGCTGACCATTTGCGAGCGGTCAACAACCATCTGAAACCGACGCTCTGCCAATTCCTTGCGCCAAGGCGGATCGCGATTTTCCGGCGCATTGAGAACACGCCGCGCAATGTCGAGACGTTCATACATCAACAAGTCGAGAAGCACGCCCCAAAACTTCACGTCGCGGCGCCCCATTGTCGGCTCGCGCTTCGCGCGATCGATAATGACATCGGCAAACGAAATCCTGTCGATCAGCCGCACAATGTCGTCCATCCACAAATCGACGAACGAGAACGGAAAATACGTCGGGTAGAGATAGCCCATGTGCTTGGCGAGCCCAGCCGTGATGCCGTTGATGGCGGGCAGCGATGCGCAGATCAGGCGGTTGTAAACGACGCCGATGTTGTCGGGGAACACCGCCGCCGCGTCGAGAATTTTCTGATCGAATGCCGGCGTCACATGCGGCGCGTAATCGACCATCGCCGTGTAAACATCGGCGGGCGCATAGATGAGCGCGCGGTTGAATTTTCCGCCGAATGAATCCTCACGATCAAGCACAATCGGCATGATGCGCTTGTCGCGCGGCAAATCGTGCAGAGCCCGAATCGTTTTAAGGTCGTCTCGGTCCACAGAAATCATAAACACGGTGTCGTCGCGCGCGATATTGGGCAGCGTCCGAGCGACTGTATCGATGAGCAGTTCAGGCCGGCCGCGCGTCGCGAGATTGATGGTCAAAGACAAGACAGCATCTCCCGCGCAAGCTCCATGATGTCGGTCGATTCCGGTTCATGTAGCATTCCATGATTGAAAGCGTGCTCGCCGACATGGCCGATTTCTTGGCTCAAATCGTGGTCAATGAAAATCTCGAAGCCAGCCGCGCGCGCCTTGTCGCAGAAATAATAATCGTCGCTCTGCCAGTCCTCTTCCTTTGGACCAATCCATTCAGTTTTGAACCACGGGAACGCGAGTGCCTCGAACACGCGGGTTTCAATCATCATCACCCCGCCCGGCGCCTGGTCCACACGCTCAAGACCCGAGCGGCCCTTGCTGTAAAGGCGCTTGCCGTCGCGAAGGCTCAAGGGACGTATAGGATCGGAGCGTGACGTGTAATTTGCCGCGACGATCGGCTTGTTGTGCGCGAGCAACGCATCGGCGGTGTCGAAAGGAAAATAGTGATCATCATCGATGAACAGGATGTGGGAAAAGCCCTTTTTGATGGCTTTGCGAGCGAGCCTGCAGCGCCCCTGATCGACGGCAGAATATATCTCGGATTCGAATTGGGTGCCATCGAAACGTCGCGTCATCGCGATCATTTCGGCGAGGCACTGCGGATATGGCCACTTCGGATCGCGGCCCGATACCGTGGCAACGAGAAGCGACCGCGACCGGCTTTCTGCGCGTGCGTCCATCGCTTCTCCCGTCGGGTTTACGAAACGCCGAGGATCAGCGCGTAGTTGCTGGTCGAGCCGCCCGTGGCGTCGTTGTAGATGTCCATGTTCTGGCCATCGGACCAGATCAGCCCGCCCGAGCTTGCGGCGATAACCGTGCGGCGCGTGACGCCGCTGTCGGGTGAATACCGCGCGGTGTTGTGCCCGCCGTTGATGATCATGTACAGACCTGGCGGCGTCAGCACCGTCGAAAACGTCGCCTTGCTCGTGGTGGTTTGCTCGGTTGCGACGGGTGATGTCGTTCCGCCGAACGTACCGGGCGACGAGGGGAAGATTTCCAATGGCATGTTTGCTATCTCCCCTTAGAACGCTGCGCCGGTGATGCCAACGAGCTGGCCGCCGCTTCGCGGCATCGCGCAAGCGAGCGTCATGAGCACGCAGATCACGCCGACCCAGCCGAGTTGATTGACCGGGACGGTCGATTCCCAGCCCGTGAACGCGAACGGCGCAAGCTCGTTCAGGAACAGCGCGAGATATTTGCTGTTGATGACGAAGGCCGTGCCGCTCGGGCAATACTGATCGAAAAAGATTTGCGTTTGTCCGAGACGCAGCGCGGCAAATCCGGAATTGACGAACTGGTCTTTCCCGAATTGCGAGCCGGGCGTGATGAAAAATGTCTCGTTCGTCTGGTAGTCCTGTTCGAGCGTCACCCAATCTCCGGGCGACATGATCACGATGTCGGGCGCTTCACCGCCGCCGCCGGGGCCGCCGTTCGCGACGGTGACGTTGCCGATGCCGGCCGTGGCAATCTGGATGATCTTCGAATACATCGATTTGCGCGTGTCGATCGCGCCCGCGCTTGAGAGGTACGACGCGCGCCATGTCGGGTAGCTCGCGGTTGCGCGCGAGACGTTGCCGTATGTCGTGACGTTCGTGTCGTCGTCGTAAGCGTCGGCGAGCGTCGAGATCGCGAGCGGATAGGTTGCGTTGTTCGCGGCGAAAAGCCCGGTCGAGTACGTCGTGGCACCGATCGTCAGCCCGTTGCTGATCGAATCGACGAAGAAGCGCCGCGCGTCGGACATGCGAGCGGCGAGAATATCGACGATCTTGGCTTTCTCGGTGATCGCGCGCTCGGTGAACAGATACGGGATCGGCATCAGGAACATGCACTGGTTGAATTCGGCGTTCGCATTGATGCCGGGGATTGGTTGCGGCGCGGTGAAGTTGCCCAAATACCCTGCCCAATTTCCCGACACCATCGCGGCAGTCTGGAGACTGAATGTGACCGGCGACACACCGCCGCGCGCCACGCGCGCAGAGCGCATCAGGAGCGCGAGCGTCGGGGAAGCCTTGCCGATTTGCACGAACAGCGACGGCGTAAAAATGCGTCGCACGGTGTTTTGTAGTTCTGCGCCGGGGGTATTTGTTCCTCCGACCGGGATGATGCCGCTGTTGAGTAATGGCACTTTAGAACTCCTCTAAATTAGCCCTGAGATACCGGCAATCACTTCTGACGCCTGAAAGACGTGATGGGATTGCCCATATTCGGTAAGAATACTCCGGGCAAATTCAAGTTTGTCCCCGACCGCTTGCCCGCGACCATGGCGCGACGAAAACAATTCGAGATTTTCTAGACGATTATCCGTGCGAACGCCGTTTTTGTGATGCACAGTTTCATGCGGCGCGAGGCGCCGTCCCAGAAATTGTTCCATGACGAACCGATGTTCGGCAACGCCACGACGGGTACCGAGCCGGTCATCAGCGCTAATAATGCGATAACCGGCCTTGTCGATAAACCCGATACGCCGCCGCCGGCCGCCATTCTTCTCGGCGCAAAGCCGGTTGCAGAATTCAGTTTTCACCTTGCCGCGCGACCTGATCCTAAATGAAAACCACTTTCCGCACCCTTTGCACACCGCGCCGCCTTCTGTGCGCTTGGACAGGAAATAGCATTCGCGCGAACAAAACTTGGCCGTCTGCCGCTTGTGATACGGCTGAAATCCAGTTCCGCATTGTTCGCACACTTTAACCACAAAATTCCCCGAAACGTTTCGGCCTAAGATGTTGGCAGCTCAACTTGCCCGTTGAGATATTTGATCGCCGTCTCGCGCTCCCACACTTCCGGGCGATCCGAAATCGACGGCATGCCCTCGGGAAAGAAAAACGGCTTTTGATCGCCAGCGGCCATCGTCTCGTAGGCGTTCCAGTGCATCTGGTCCGACGATGTGCCGGGCGTTGACGACGGCGACGGCCGGTCGTGCAGATAGGCTTTTTTCGCGATTTCGAAATCGCCGACGCCCTTGTCCTGCATCTGCTTCAGGATGTTGGCGATACCTTCATCGGTGAGCCCGTCCGTGTCCTTCGCGATCGAGATTTGCGTTTGCAAATCAGCCACGGCGCGTTCATCGGCGGTTTTCTTGTCGCGCTTCGCAAGCTCCTCGGTGAATTCCTTGCGCACGCGTTCGACGATCGGCGCGGCGACATCCTCGACGGTTTGATACGCCGGATTCGCCGCCTTCGCCGCTTTCTCGACAATCGGCTGAAGCGCTTTCGCCGCGTCGGCGTCGCGCAAAATTTGCTGCATCAGCAAGCCCGCGCGGAGTGTCGCTTGCGCTTGCGGCGAGAGATTGGCGAGCTCGTCGGCCATCGCGCTCTACCTGTTGTTCGGGCCGTTGAGCGAGCGCCTGCGGCCCTCGGTCGGATAGGCGGTGTCCATTCCCTCGTTCGCCAATTTCTCGGGGACGGAAACGCCGCCTGCGCCGTAGTCGCCCTTTTCGAGATTGACGCGCGTGATCCCAGGCGCGGGGCGCATGCCCGGTACTTCGTCCATCGTCGGTCCTGGTAATTTTGCCATGGTGATCTCCTATGCGGCCATTGGTGAGGGTGGCGCGGCTGCGCCCAGGGGGCCAGGTGCAGCCGCGCCCGGAGCAGCAGCATTCCCGCCCAAGCCGGGTTGCTGCATCCGTTGCGCCTCCAGGCGTTGCATCGCGTTGCGCTTGGCTTCCATGAGCTGGTTTTGCAAACTGTTCTGCTGGGTTTCGGCGGGTGGGTTGCCAGCGTGCTTGCCGATTTTTTTCAGCGCATCGAGCACCGCTTGGCCGAGAGGCGATGTCGGATCGAGCATCGCAATCGCTTTTTTGAAAGCGTCGAGCCCCTGAGACACAAACAGCGAACCCTGCGCGTGTGCGCCTGTGTTCGCTGTCGGGCTTGTGAGTGGTCCTGGTGCAGGCATGTTCAAAACGGGAAGTGGGGCGGGAACGGGTTTAGACTGGCCGCGCTCGCCCCACTGACCGAAGGCTACCGGCGCTTGCCGCGCTTTTTGCCGCGACGATCACGTGAGTTCATGATGATCTCCCTTGTGTGAAAGTTGAAACCAATCGGCGAGATATTGCGCCCAACGGTTGTTGGCTGTCAATAGGTTGTCGCACTCACCGTTTTTTGCCCGCAAATTTCGTGATGAGTTCGGGATGCTCGGCGATGAGTTTTGCTTGCTGCGCTTCGCGTTTCTTCAACGCGTTTTGCAGCATGTCGTACCCAATCGGGTTGAGCAAATCGAGATATTGCTCGGGGCCGATCGCGCCTGCGCGTATGAGTTCATCGACCATGCCGCGATATTCGGCGACGAAGATCGGCGAGGCCGTGTGGCCGTTGCAGTAGACGTGAAATCCTGACGGCAAACTTTCAAGCTGGAACGTGCCGCCCTGTCCGTCCGACAACGAAGTCGCATCCTTCACACGCAAAATGTGCAACGCCAGATCGCCCATGTCGCCCGCTTGACGAACCGTGCGCAACGCTGGCCGCCGCTCTGCTGCTGACGCCGCAGTCATCAGCGTTTCCGCATGCGCTCCTGCGCGCACACCTTGCTCGCCTTGGCCCAACACGACGGGCGGTTTGTTCGATGCGCGCGCGCCCCAATGCGTCGCGGCTTCGATGTATTCGAGCATGTTTTGCGGCATCTGCGGAACGAAGGGTTGAAGCTTCGCCGTCGGGCCGGTTTCCTGAACGAAGCCGCCCGGCGAGCGAAGTTGCTGCTTGTAAATTTCTGGCGTGTTGACCGCACCAAAGCCGACATACGACGGGTCTTCCTGCATGTCCAAAATATGATCAAGCCCGTCGGCGTGACGGCGCACGAAGTTTTGCGGCTCGGCAAGATCGGCAATCGCGCTGCGCCCAAAGAATGATCCTTTCACCGGATTCGGATTGACCAAAAAATATGGGTGGCGCTTCGCGAGTTCTTTGTTTTCGTCTCCGTTCGGCCCGAGCGCCATGAAATTGCGCCACTGATCCGTCCCGATGGTTTCGTTTCCTTCGACGACGTACACCGTCGCCCAGCGGCCATCGTCCTGGTGCAACCAGATCGCATCGATGGCGACGTGACGGCCGCGCGAATGCGCTGACGGAATGTGCGGCGGGCGCGGCAGAAGATTCACGAAGCCCGCTTGAGACGAACTTCCCGATGAGATTGGCTGATTCAGCCCGAGCACCACGCGCGTTGCGTCGTTCATCGCAGCGGCGGCGTCGCCTTCGCGGTTGTCGAATGCTTTTGCAATCTCCGCCGTGCCTCGAAATTTCAAAACCGTGCGCGCAAATTCTTCGGCGGGAACGCTGTAGCTGACCATGAACGCCGGTTGGTCGTACAAACTTTTGACGGTTTCGTTGAGCACGCCGACCGACGACTGCTGGATCACGTCACAACAGAAATTTTCGCCGTCCCAGACGAGCTGGCCGAACGCGCTGCCATGGCGAAGCGCCAGATGAACCGCGTCGCCGAATTCTAAATCCGCGTCAACCTCGCGCAGCTCGCGCGAGACAAAACTCGCGGCGTGTGCCGCCTGCTGCAACACGGCATCGTCAGTGCTGAGTTCGTATTCGATGCGGAACGAAAGATTGTCTGGAGAGAAAAGATTGCCCGCCGTCGTGTTGATAAAATTCGTGATGATGTTCGCGATGGCCGGATTATTTTTATCGACGGTCGCGCCGGTGTAGTAGAGCGCGTCCCAATTCGCGCAATCTTTCGCGCGCTGCGCCATGCTCGCCATCATGACCTGTCGCAAGTCGAGAATAAAATCTCGCGGCTGGCTTGTCGGCAGTTTCATTTCGCAGCGGCTCTCGGCATTGCTTTCTTGGTTTTGATGTCAACGACCTGGCGACCGATCGCATTCTGCGGGCCGCCTGCTGACGCGAGTATGTTCCCATCAACCGGCTGGAAACCCCAAGGCGTTGGATTTGCGCCGACGGCTTTTGCGCGCTCGTTTTGCTCAACCATCATTTTCATGGTTTCGTTCGTGCGTGGCGTTTCGAGGATGGCGTAGTTCTCGCCCTCACGAACATTGTCCTTGAGGTTGCCAAGCAAAGTTCGCTCGTCGTCGCAGTTGACGCGCTTGAACGCGTGGCTTTCGAAACGCGTTACCGCCTTCGTGCGCTCGCCGCGTATCGCGGGCGCTCCAGGGGCTTCGGTGATGTCGGGAGGCGGGTTGTTGCCGCCGATCGATGCGCCAGCGCGCACGAGTTCGTCGCAGATCGGACAGTCGCTCGGCATCGGCGCGGCGCGCTCAACGATGTCCTTCCACCGATGGCCTAAGCCGCATTCGTACGTTCTGCCGATGAGCGCCATGCGGGCGACTATAACCGAAAAATTTAGCGACGCCAACCCGCGTTGTTTTCGTCCCTCACGGCGCGCTCGTTCCGCCGGACAAAACTGTTCACGATGTTTTCGAGGAAGGTTGCCGGAGCCGATCCGGCGTCGCGCGACATTTCGGATTCGCGCGTGCGCTTCTCGCCGATCATCCCGAGCCGAACGTGGTCAACCCAAGTTCTGATCGCTATGCACATCGCGCTACAGCGGGAGTCGTCCGCGCCGTCGTCGCCGCCGATGTGGTTGCCCTCGTCAACGAGCGTCGTCATTTCCTCGGTGAGCGGCACGGAGTGGATGAGCAATCGGTTTGTGAGAAAGCTTCCCTTGAAATCGGCGAAGGCTTCAAGCGTCGTGTTTGTGTTCCACTCCCAATTCCAAGTTCTCGACGCGCCGCTCACGTTGTCGATGCGGTTGTACAGATAAAAAATCATCGCGCCGAAAATGTCGCCGCCGCCGATCGCGCCGAGAGAAACTTGGTTGCGCAGATTTTGCATTTCGCGAAACACCGCGCGCCCGCCGTCGCCGAGATCGACGTTGACCCAACAATTTTTGTACCAACCCGCGAGATACGCCGTGACCCATGCGAGATGGTAAGGCTCGATGCCGTAGGCCGCGAACTCCGCGACTTGCTCAACGCTGTCGGAAAAACATCGCAGCACTTGCACGCTCGCAACCTTGTCGGCGCTTTCGCTCGGCTCAACCGCAATCGAATAAACGCCGCGAGGCTTCGGCGTGTCCCATACGCGCAAGTCGCAACCGCGAGCGTGGCCGTCCTCCTCGTCAACGCAAAGTCCGCGTGAGGTAATTTTCATCGTCGAGATGTTGTCGCCAACGCTGACTTGAAACGCCTCAAACGTTTTGGCCTCGGCGGATTCTTTCGCGAGACGAAGCGGTTTTGCCGGAATGAATGCGTCGCCGCCGAGCTGGAAACAATCCTCTATCACGGTCGGGTAATTTTTGCGCATGTCTTGCGTAGTCGTTTGTTCGTCGGTTTTTTTTCTATACCACGCGATCTGATCGAGACCGAGTTCGTAACCGCGACGCTTCGCGGCGTGGACTATTTCCTGCTCCTCGTCGCTGAGTGTTGGGTTTGCCATGTAGTGGCGGTAGAGCTTGCTGCGCTTATCGAGACGGTAGAGGTCTTGCAACCACCACGGCGGGAAAATGACTTTGCGCGCTGGATGGTCGAGCGACTTGCGCGTTAGCCGAGCGAAAAGATTGTTGGCGCCCTCGCCAGTGCTCTCGAAAATATACAGGCGGTTTGGGTTTTGTTCAGCGAGCGACGCCAGCAAGCTGTTGAACGCTGTCTCACTCCCCCACTCGCCACATTCGCTGCCATGGATCAGCGTTAGCCCATGGCCCTTGGCGAGATCGGTGCGGCGCTCTGTTGTCCCAGCAACCAAAAGATTCAGCGTTGAAATTGTGCCGTCTCGAAATTCCCATTCGAGACGTTCTTTGTTGTTTGTTTTCAATTTGACTTTGTAGCTCTCTGGTAAGCGAATCTGGATGTCGTTCACTTGCGCGCGGCAAACTTCGATCACGTCCTGCTTGTGCCCGATGAAAGCGCCTTCGATACCGGGGTGCATCAACATCCAAAGCACATCGAGTGGGATGATAGCTGTGGTGACCCCGTACTGCCGGCCCTTCGGCACGACGAAAAATCTTATGCCCTCGTCCATGCCGACGGCAATTTCGTCTAGCACGAAAAGTTGAGTGCCCCAAAGATCGAGCGCCGTGCGGCCGAATTCTTTGGAGTCAATTTCAAATTTGGCGATGAACTCGTTATAGACCGAGCGCCAGCCGTGAGCGTTAGGTGATTTCGGTTGCTTCCGCACTTCCGGCTCCTCCAGTGGTTTGTACTCGGCGCCCGACCGCTTGAATGCCGAGCCGCATCACTTCTTTGAAGTCAACACAACCATGTGCCTCAGCCCATGCTTGGCGGTGTGCCGCAGCTTCTTCCCACTCGCGCCGCTGGCGAATACGCTGTGAGATTTCGTGAGTCGTGTAATCGGGCGGTGAAAAATTCATACGCGCGCCTCCTGGCGTTTTACGTCGGCGTCAATCTTGTTGAAAAATGCTTTGGCTTCGCGCTCACCGCGAAGGTACCCATCAATAATGATCCTGGCGTTTGCGGGGGGAAGGCGGCGGTTGATCTCTTCTATAATTTTTTGCTCCCATCGATGCTTGCGCTCGGCGGGGTCATTGTAGTTCGGCCCGCCGTTTGTGTGTTTCGTGGCTTTCGCCGCAGCGTTCAAAATCGCGTTTGTTTTTTCCGCGAAATGTTCTTTCTCAAGAGAGCCATTAACACGAGACGTTGGCTCTACTCTTTCTTCTCTGTTCTGTTCTTCTCTACTCTGCTCTGTCGTTACGGTGCGTTGCTCTGCGTTACGGTGCGTTACAGACCCTTTGTCACGATACCTCCGAACTCGCTCTCGGCTGTCATCCTCGCGCTTTGGTTGGCGCTTATCCCATGCAGTTAACCTATCGTTAATAATGATATTTTTCTCTTTTAACGCGGTCACGATGGCGAGCACTTTTGCCTCCGGCCAATCAAAAGCAGAGGCTAAAGTTTCAGTGTCAAATTCCTTGATTGACCCTCGCTCTGACGCTTGGCTGGCGTGGTCGAGCAAAGCCCAAAAAACTGCCGTAACGCACCCTGGCGTTACTGTAACGGAGCCTGCGTTACATTGCGTTACACGATTGGAAATAACCCTCCACTTAGGGTCTGTTGGGGCGCCATGGTAGGAGCGGAACCAGTCCAAATTGTTTCCCTTCCGAGAAAGGTGGGGGAGGGGCGGGCTGGTTCTCGGCGCAGCACCAGCCCCTCGCCCGTGATCGCTGCCCGTCGGCAACGACCGTCACAATGCCATAGCTAAAACCCGTGTCAACAAAATGTCAGAAAAGTTTTTCGAGTCCGCGAAAAAACATCGCGCGCTCTTGGTCGCTGAGTGCCGTTGTCGTTCTATTCGACGGTACGGCAACGTAAGGCCGACGGCGATAGAGCCCGAGCTTGTACGCGTAATAACGGACGATCTTGCCGGTGACAGGCCAACCCAACCTCTCAAGCTCCGTGACGATCTTGCTTTGTGGGAGATTGTCATTCCACAAGCGCACTATGGCGTTTTCGAAGTCGGGGCCTCGTTTAGTTCCACTCGACATCCTTCAATATCTCCCCATTTTAAGCGGATTTCTTCGGCGTCTCGGTCATTGCGGATCACGCCCATGTGTTGAAGCAAATCGCTCACAGCCTTCTCGGCGTTGCCGATGTCAAGCTTGCAGCGCCCCAATGTGAACGTGAGAATATAGCGTCCCTCGATGCGCTTTTGTTGACCTAAGCGCTGTGTCGCAACCGCCCAAGCGGCCCTGTTGTGCCAGTCGGTATATTCCTTCGTATACGGCCGTCGGCCTTTCGCGTTGAGCACGCGCTTGTAGAGACGATTGGTTGATGGTGGTTTGGGGAGATTGAAAATTATCATGCGACAACCGGCTTAAACTTACTGACTTCGTTGCCCCAACTATCCCAGCCCGGCCGAGTCGTGCGGGCGAATAGTTCGCAATAGGGGCCAGCCACCAAGCGCTCGATGCGGCTATAGACGCAATCCGGCTTGCGGCTGTGCTCGCGGCGCGGCTCGATGATGGCTTGCTTCACGCCAGAATCAGTGCGCTTTGGTTTGCCGCGCGTAGCGAGCAAACAAACCTCAGAATTTGAGCGCGTCCAGTATCCAAGCGTCATGTGAGGCTCGATATTGTCGCGGAACATGTCTATCTGTTTTGCATGTGCCTTCACCCAGCAAAACCCGCATGTTTTGAACTCAAAGCCCCACGCCTTAATTGTGCGCAGTGACCACTCAAGTACCGGCCAGCACGTCCAAAGGAAAAGCACGCAATCGTCTGCAGCAATTAGATTGACGGGGAGCGCGTTTAGCTCAGGCTCCCTCCAAACATCATAATGTGGCTGAGTCGCTCGCGAAGGGACGCCTGCTGGCGTTTCATTTGTGCGACCACCCCACCAAAGATTGAATCCCCAAGGCGGATCGGCATATATCGCCCCGTAATGCCCGCGCTTCAGATCGCCAAAGGGCCAATCACTCACGGCGCATCCTATATCGCCACAAACCGCCCGTGATGTACTCGCGCTCGATCTTGAAACCGTAACGGCGGAGGTCGCGCAAGCGCGCCGACACCGATGCCTCGGGCGCGTCGCACGCGCTCGCGAGGTCGTGCAGCAACCACCACTCGCCCGCCCTCATCGCGTCATAGACGCGCTGGCACTGAGCGCCTAGGCGCTTGCCGTCGCGCCCCACAACGAAGGTATCGCCCTTGCCGTCGAAGGGAACGGGCGGGGTCCAATCTAGGAGCGGCAGATCAGACATTAGGCAAGTCCGCGATGCTGCGTTCAATCTCAATGAGCACCTGAGCCGCCAGGGTCCGGCGCTCCTCTCGGGCGCGTTTCCGCAACTCCCGCGCGATGTCGCGAGGAATGATAACCCTTACATCAGCGGGTTTATCGCGGTCGCGTTCCATAACATTCCAATCTTTCCCATTGACTTCCACAAAATACCATGCTTTGATTGGCGATGTCAACGACGGAGATTTTCATGCGTTTCCACATTGAGATTGTCTACTACTTCCCCCAAATTGGCACGGTCTACCGCTACGGCTACAAAGTAGGGCGCATTAAGAGAGATAGTCATGGTGCGGGGTTTCTTACGCTCGATTATAGAAACCGGAAACTTGACCGCCCCGTTGAATCGCTATCGCCTACGGTGATAGAGAACATCGTCGAGATGTTCTGCGCCGGGCTTGATGGCCTAAACGGTGCGCTCACGGCAAACACTTGGGAGAAAGCGTCTTGATGTTCGGTGTTAACATCCTCTCGTTAGTGCGGCGCGCGTTTGCGCGCCGTCGTTTTTATGTTGCGTACCAGCGCAAGGATTGTGAAGGTTTGGCGCGTGCGCTCGAATTCGCGCTGAAGTCGCCCGATAAAGTAATCCGCGAGGAAGCGGCTAAGTGGTCGGCTCAGCTTCGCTACCAATCGGCGTCCACTCAAGAACAAGACATCCACCCGAAATATACGCCGACCGTGCATACCTAACGCCGCCAATGAGCAGCCGTGTTGCGTGCGATAGTTGATTCGCCAGCAATTTATCGGCGTCGTCTAGCGGCAGCTTCACGCCGACTCGCTGCGCACCCCGAAATTCTTTCGCGTCAAACACTGAAGGCCACCCATAGCGCGGTAAGAACGTATCCGCCGATCGCTCCCACGGAGAACACGATCAGCGCGTTGATGATCCAATCGGAATATCGAATCATTTTGACAACTCCGAGTAGCGGGTTGCGTGCTCGATATGCCATGCCACGACCTTGTAGCTCGGCGGTCGCCACGGCCTGGCGTGCAGAGGAATCCATTTGCGCTTGCGGGTGAAGATGCGGCGCAGAAGGCGGGTCATGGCACCACCCGATAGCCTTCGCGTTCGCAGACGCGGCGGAACTCGGCAACGATGCCAGCTCGCAATGGAATGCGGTTCAAGCGCTTAGCCTCGCAAGACGAACATGGGCAGTCCATGACCGTGAGCGGGGGCCACCAGTGGCTCCACTCGTGCCAAGCGCGGCACGCCTCTTCAAGCATGCGGTATCGGTCCAAATGGCTTCCGAGCGCTTCAGAGGATTTTAATTCTGCGCCGCACCGGCATTCGTAAATCGACGGTCCATGCGACGTGACGTTGAAGCCAATAAGATCGTGCTTCATTGGAGCCACGCGAGCCAAGTGACGTGCGAGAACCAGTCGTCAAGGAAGTGATCGAGCACGCGCCCCTGGATGTCCCAGCCCGCGCCGGCCGCGAACCACGCGACGGCGATCTTGCCGTAGTTGCGAACATGCTTTGTCATCGTCCAGTCTCCATCAAGGTTAAGTGGCCTTCGCTCTTTCCCAGCAAGCAGCACCGCGCCGTCTCCCCTCTGGGCCTCGGTTCTCCCCCGTTGACAAGATGCGATCGCAGCCCGGCTCCAGGCTGTTAATGTCAAGGGAACGGCAACTCATAGCGCGCAGAAAGGCCAGCGCCATTCGGAGCGCGTAGGTCATTTTAGCGCCTCCGATGCGAGTTTAGCGATGCCTCGCGCCACGAGCTTAGAAAGGGCGACGCGGTTAGGCTGGTTGTCAGGCTCGGCGAGCATATCCGCCAGTTCATTCGCTTGCCTTTGGATTGCAACGAGCGCACGGATTTTATCGCGGTACGCCTCCTGGCACAGAGCGATTGCGGCTTGCGCGTGCTCTTTCGTCAGCTTCGCCGCGCAATCCTTAATCACGCCAGCCTCAAGAGCTTTGCATCCTGTCGGGCAACAAAGCGCGTGCTGAATAGCATCGAGCAGATCGGTCATTTCAGCGCCTCCGCTTCGAGTTCAGCGAGCCGCTTCATATCCGCCAGTGCATCGGCGTTCCTGTCATAGAAGCGGCATGGGTTGATTGGGTATCCACTCTCGCGGTAAATTAATTGTGCCGCGAGCGCCGTGTTGTGGAAGCGCTCAAGCGCGTAACCGGCTTCCCCAGCAAGATGTACGACCCACCCGCCTCTGCAATGAGTCGTGCCGCAAGTGTGCCAGGCGGACATGTCGAGCGCATTAGGGGCCGAGACGGCGGCGTAAACTTGGCCATGAATCCCGGCTATCTTTGGAACCGCTGGGGCGACAAGATCGCCTTTCTCGCCGTTTTTGCCCGAGCAGTCCCAGCAGCGCGAGCAGTCCGAGCAGCGCGAGCAGTCCCAGCAGTCCGAGCAGCGCGAGCAGTCCGAGCAGCGCGAGCAGTCCCAGCAGCGCGAGCAGTCCGAGCAGTCCGAGCAGCGCGAGCAGTCCCAGCAGCGCGAGCAGCGCGAGCAGTCCGAGCAGTCCGAGCAGTCCGAGCAGTCCGAGCAGTTAATGCAATTTTTGCACCCCTTCAGGCTGTCGAGCGCTGTTTGAGCTGCTGCTTTCGAGCCGAAAAATTCAACACTGCATTTGTTGCCGTTCGCATCTTTAAGCCAAGTGGTGTAAGTCATTTCAGCAATCCTTTCAGCGTTCTCACCAGCTCCAGGTACGCACAGGCGAGGGTAATGGGGTGGGGGGTTGCCTCCCCGGCGTCGTATCGCTGCGCGGTGCGGAGGTGCAGCCCGAGAGCCCTTGCGGCGTCCTGCTGGGTCATTCCCATGCGCTCTCTCCAAGCGGCGAACTCAATAGGCGCTCGCACAAGGAATGTTTCACCAGCAACGATATCGCCGACCTGAAGAGGGGAGCCGTCGTCCCTGACGATCGGAACGCCACGAAAGGTAACGCCTGTGTCCTGGTTTTTGGTCATAGATCGAGCATCGGACAGGATGTCGCAATAGTCAAGCGGTTCTTACGCCATTAGAGCGCCACCAACAAGCATTGCAGCTATGCAGAAATAGCGCTTTACATAGTGAGTTGGCACGGTTCTTTCCCAGAATGGGCAGCTTTCCCACAGGTACTCTGATACCTCACAGTGGGACTTCCTCTAACCCCCTGGTGCCGTAATAGTCAAGCGTTTCTTACGCCATTAGAGCGCCACCAACAAGCATTGCAGCTATGCAGAAATAGCGCTTTACATAGTGAGTTGGCACG